CGGTCTACCCCACCAAAACGATTGCGAACAATAAAGGTCTGATCAAATAAATCAAAACGTCCTAAAAGGCTATTGTCTACAAACTGCATAATTGAGTAGAGCTCTTCTGGTTTTCCGTTTTCTACCGGTGTACCAGTAAGAGCAAACTTATAATCGCTCTTTAGTTTCTTTACGTATTTAGAGCGTTTGGATCTAAAACTTTTGATTGCGGTTGCTTCGTCACAGATAATGAATCCCGTAGGGAGCTGTCGTACGTACTCCCAGTCGTTAACAACTTGCTCGTAGTTAATAATGACGTAATCAACGAGTGTATGCCCCCAGTCGAACGCTTGTTGGTATTGCTCAGCTCGCTGTTTCGGCGTTCCATCAATAACCAAAGGTGTTGAAGACTCATCTGTAAACTTCCTAATCTGATCTGCCCACTGGTATTTGAGGCTAGACAGACAGATAACTATACCTGGCTCCATGATTTTCTGTTCGTCCATAAGACGTTCGATAGCTGCAATAGTTAAAACAGTTTTACCTAGGCCAAGGTCATAGGCAACAAGCATCTTGCCGCGTTCGCACATAGCATCTACAGCTTCCGGTTGATATGGAAGCAGGGTGCCTGTAAAAGTCATAGTTATAAGTCTACTGGGGTTTTTGCTATGCTGCTACTATGGAAAAAGTTGACCTTTCAAATCAGCATGGGGTTGCGATTGGCGATTACTATAGGTGCAAAAAAAATAACGGCAAAGCCTGCGAACTATGCTTAAAAGTAGCAGCTAACTACCGTAGAGCTCAAGTAAGACGAGATCCAGAAAAATACAAACAACAGGATAGGGAGTACTACAAACGGTATCCGTGGAAGATGACCGAGATTAACCGCAAAAAAGAACGTAAGAGGAGAGCACGTTTACGGCAAGTTCTACGAGAAACCTATTCGACGCAAGATGTTCTTGATAAGTGGGGAACTGATTGCCATATTTGTACTGAATCAATTGATCTTACTGCCACACGTCATACCGGCGAACTTGGTTGGGAAAAGGGTCTGCACTTAGAACATGTAATTGCTTTAATTGATGGTGGGCATGACACTCTTGAAAATGTAAAGCCTGCCCACGCTAAATGCAATCTTGACAAAGAAACTGAGCGAAAGTCGCTACTTGTTTCCTCCAACAATTGCCATTACCTCTACAAGTATAGCAGTAGCTGACTTAGGGGAACCATTGCGGTAGTACTCACTGACGTGAGCAATCTCTTTAATAATCTTTTCCCTTAGCTCAATCTCCGTAGATTGCTTGTTCACCAAATACGAAGTGTTTGGCTTTTTCAATGCCGTACTCAATCTGCTCACGAGTCATATCTCCTATATCTTTTAGACCAGTGTTTGCGTAGTTAAAAAACCAGCATTCCATGCCAGCGTCTTTGCACTTAGCAAACATTTCCTTAGATGCTTTTTCTCCGGCTGCATCAATCTTAGGATTATCAAAAGCAAAAATCAACTTCTCAGCTCGTCTAAACAAGTCAAACTGAGCTTGGCTTACTGAAGCGCCATAAGTTGCTACGCCACCCACCTGGAGCTTAGATGAACTAATCTTAACTACGTCTAATGGAGACTCAACTACTAGCATAGAAGTGTTGAGTAAAGAGTCGATGCCAAATAAGGTTAGGGACTTCTGCACACCGGCAGGTCTGTTACGAAATGTCCGATTTGTCTGTCCCTTTTCTTGCCAGCCCATAAGCTTTGAACTCTCAGCATTCCTAATTGGGATAATCCAAGCCTCTTGTCTAGAATCCCATTTAAGTCCGTGATTCCAAGCAGCAGACTGAGTTAGCTGACGTGTTTGCAAAGCCCAATCCGGAACCTCGTCAAATACCGCAAGGCGAGCCTCACTCATTTCAATAGGGCGAGGTACTGGACCAACGTACGCGTTACGCAACTCCTCAAGTTGTTTAGCAAGCTCTTCAAAGTCAACTTCGATCTCTTGCTGTAGCCATACCTTTGCAGCCTCATAGTCAGGACGATCAAACTTGGTTTTAAACTCAAGTACATCCGCAATAAGGCCAAGCAAAATACCTTTGTATCCACAGGAGAAGCAGTGGTGGACACCGGTCTCAGTGTTGATTGACCAAGATGGATTATTATCTTGACGACCAACTCGTTCTAAGTGCATTGGGCATAGACCGGTAATCTCACGGTTACGTTGGTTACCATCTACGCCTAGACGAAGGAGTACCTTCTCAATATCTCCGTCGCGATACATTTAATCCCTCTTAGGTGCAACTATAAAATCACCGGCTACGTGCCTAGCAACTTGAATGTAAATCTCTGCATTAGAAAACAAATCTTCTGGGTGGTACAACTCATCAGGCTTAACTCCCCAGTTATGTCGTAGATATTCCTTAAGTCCTGGAACCAAGGCGTCTACAAATTCACCAGGAGTCATATAGCCGTATGCACGTAGATCTTCTTCTTTATTCTTTTTACCCATTTCGAGGCTCCCTGTAGTCAAGTGGTGTTGGTGCGGTAGCAAGTGCGCCACATAAAGCGCACTCCATATCTAACATATACAAAGAGATCTCTCCCTCTTCAAACATTGCTTGAACTTTCCATAGTAAAGAACCGCAAATACAAACTTCTATGGGAGCGTCTTTATCTCTTAGATCTAAACTCATGCGTATGCTCGTTTCCGTCTTCTTAGGTTCTTACGGTCTTGAGGAGTTGTTCCTCCCCAAACACCATCCAAACTACTGTCTTTCATAGCATACTCTAGACAAGCAATGGTTAGCGGACAGCCCCGGCAGATAGCCTTAGCCTCAAACACAGTCTTGTGGTCTGTGTAATCTTCAGGAAAGAAAAGATTAGGGTCTACAGACTTGCAGAGCTGAGTTCCATCAAACGGTGCTGATTCCAAATAGAGATCCATACTCTTCGAACTTCCCTTCTTCCCAGTCCCACAATAGGTCACTTGATGCCGGTCCGCAGTTACGACTTGCAACGATACGTAGTTCACGGGAAGTATCGTCTTCTTCATCTTGTTTTTGTAAACCAAGAATCACATCTGAGTCTTGGTAGAAAGATGATGAGTAACCAATAGCATCTGCCGATACTTGCTTCTTCTTCATCTTCCATAACAGAACCTGAGTTGAAATAACAATAGGAATTTTCTTAGCCATAGCAAGCTGCTTAAGGCCACGAGTTATATTTGTAAGGGCCTGAGGACTGTTCTGCTCTCCAGTAATCTCATCAACCATCAAGTACACACCATCTACAAATACGATGTCAGGACGCAACTTGTCAATTTTTGCCGACAAACCAGTCACAGTCATTGCAGAAACCGCATCTGTTAGGTAGAACTTATGCATCGTCTCCATCTCTTCTAGGACCTTCATATAACGAGTTTCCTCATCCTTATTTAGGCCCCCGCGAATGAGCCGGGAGTGTGCAATGTGGGCACGCATCGCGTCATGTCGATGTTGTTGTTCAATGTTGTTCATCTCAAAAGATTGGAACAAAGGAACAAAGCCATCCTTGTGGACGTTAACCGCAACCTGTAATGCAAGAACTGATTTACCGGTCTTAGGTGGCGCAATGATTGTAATCAACTGACCTGGTTGTAAACCAGCGGTTGCTTGATCGATTGTCTTAAAACCAGTTGCAATACCTAGCAAACCATTTGGTCGAGTCTTAACATTTAGGTACTCATCAAAACGTTGAGTCGCATTATCTGTAAGATCAATATCGGTAGTCTCACGAGCACCTTCATCAAGAAGCTTTGCTACTCCTTGACCAAGTACTGCAATAGCAGCATTGTGATCCCCCGAAGCAATTGCTTCTGAAGCATCTTGCACAACTGAGATAGTGCTTTGACGTTTACGGTATTCAATTAACTGGTCAAGTAAATACTCAAGACTGTCATCAACAGCTAACAATCGATAAGTAGGAAAGTTATCAAGAACAGTAACGCCAGTAGGTACTTCTTGATAACGAGTCCAGTGTTGACGAATAAAACGCCACACAGCTCTGTTCTCTTCTACAAAGAACCAATCATCGTTTACACCAGCTTCTAGCATTGAAGAAATATTGCGGGTGCGGATAGCTCTAGACAGAAGCCGTACTTCGTTATCTGCTGCCATTACAATCGCCCCATCTCTAAATATTTACTGCCATACCTTAGACCCCTAGAGGGTATATCCACAACTCCTTTTAGTTCTGGACGGTACGGTAATTCTCCTACTAAATCTGCTACAGAGTTATAACGGTTTACGTAATTAAAAGGATTAGTCCCAAGATTATTTAAATCTTCAAAAACTTCTTCCATTTCTTTTTTTGAATAACCAAAGCCAACTAGCTCTAAAGTGTATCCGTACTTATCTGCAAATCGCCAGAACAGGGAAAGGGACTGACGGTTGTATTGGCTCTCTTCTCCGAATACAGGAATCCCTAAAACTTTCTTTACCGTCGGTGCACGATCGATAACGCAGTCTAGAGTTACTATAACTCGTTGAGGAACCTCATTAGAGATATCCCCGTTACGCACTAGATTACTTCGATCTTGCCGTATTCAATCAACAGTTTACGAAAAGACGAGGGATCACTACTAGCCACTGTTGCCTCTAATTTTGAAGCGCGGTTAGAAATTTGTGTTGGATAGATGCCACCGTTTTTGTCCATACGTTCACGAACAAAACGAACGTGCTTGCAAGAACTACGGTTACCATACCCAGTGCAGTTGCAGCGCAACTTAAGGGAGTCAGTGTTCATCTCCACTTCGTGCACGCCTGTTTCCGATAGAAACAATTGTGTCACTTGCCAGTTGTTCATTGCTGTCCTCATCTGCGTAAGTCCT